GAGCCTGTCGGATAAACCCAAAACGTTTGGTTGCTCGTATCAACCTGTACAATGCGGGTTTTTGGACCTATCCCCTCCGGCATGTCGTCATCGTATGTTTCGCAAATGACGCAATCTGAGCAATCCGCGCTTTCAATCGCTGTGGTAGCTCCGGCAAGATTTAGCCCGTCAACACCGCCAATGAAGTTTAAGAGGTAAGTGATCTGGAGATACAGACGTATTTGCGCCTCCGACAGTCCGAAGCCATTGGCAAGCTCGTTTAGCTTGGCTTGGAAACATTCATAATCAAACGTGATCACGCCCGCGTCATCATTGCTGCACTCATACAAGAAACATTCAATTTGATTGCTTACGTCTTCATCCCAAAGATCAGCAGTAACAAACTCAAGCAGCGCAAACATGATTGAGAATATCCATGCCACAAACGCATAAATGCCCCACGAAATCGGAGCAATTGCGAAGCCTACAGCCCCCACGAAAACGCCGATCAACGCGAGCATCGCTTGATTGTGATCTAAGTCTTCGTTGTAGCTGTCTGAGAGGCTCTCGTAGAGCAAATGGAGCACGTTTACAGCGTTCGCCGCTGCCAAGCACCTGCGCTCGTCTTCTGTCGGCTCTTCGCGGGCTGCGGGAGGCGGTATGTAGTAGTCGCCTGTCGGCTCAACCCACGCGTCGCCCTCTAGCTGTTCGACGTGCCCCTGCTCGTTGATCCTGATCACGCGGTAGCCATCTGGTGTTTCGCAAAACTCGCAATTCCCGTCATACCAAGCTTCAATGATCTCGGTCATTTTGGCGATAGTCTGATCAATTGTCAGCCCGCCGCTGTATTCCCAATTCCAATTCAGTGTTAGCTCCGTCAAAGCGCCCCCAAAAAGCGCAAGCCATTCACTGTTAGCTGGAATGAAAAGAGGGCGACAATCTTCGCCCTCCGGTATTTCTTGGGGAGTGATGTATGGCATTTACAGATTGCGACCGACCAAACGCGCCTTAGTGACGGTTACCGTTTCTGTGCCATTCTCTGGCGAACGAGCGAATGCCTCAAATGCGGTGACAAACGCAGCCCAATCCGTAGAGGCGAGATTGGCAAGATCGGTGTTCCCGTTTAGATTGTCGGTCAGGTCAGGCGCAGCGATTTCCATCGTGAATTGCTTGCCGGAGCTATCGCCCACGTAGTAGACCAACCATTTCTCTTCGCGATGAGCGTACACATTGGTGGGGATTTCGGGCGTGTTGTAGATCTCCAGCGCCATCGTCTGTTTGGTCACCGCGCCAATGGTGAGATCTTCAATAGCGGCGAAAAGCGTCGCCGCTGCCGTTTGCTGTGCCGCCAAATTTCCCGCATTCGCTGTGATTGAAGTAACAGCGAATGTGGACTTCTCGTCTGAGTAGTCGGTGATCTGAAATCCATTCCGAGTTGCCATTTTTACTCTCCCTAGTTACGCTTGCTTGCGAACGCGCTTAGAGGCAAGCGTAACAGCTAACATATGCGTTGTCAAGCATATGATACGATTGTGCCGAGATCAACGTCATCGAAGACTTCTCCCGTCTTCACATCGATCAGTGTGATGTGCTTCGCCTGACACTCTTCGTAGACTATGGAAAGAGCGCCGTTGCTGCCGATATATTCCCATTTGACACCGGTGAACTCAGTAACGGGAGCAGGTATATCAGCCCAATTGTTAGAAACCCGCACGCGCCTAAAACGATGAGGCACGTCAGTACCAAGATCTTTTCCAATGTACTTAATGACGTATTGTTGAGCACTCCCGCCACTAAGGATATGACTGATTTTACATTGGTAACCCAGTCCGCGTTTGCGTGCATTGTCCTTTAGCCATTTCTGAGATACGCCCGCGTTCCAAAGGCAATGCACGTGCATACGCCCGTCTTTGTGCTTCTCCGGTACAATCATATACGATAAATCGTCCTTTTGACGCTTGAGCGCGTTGTATAGCTTACCCCACGCGTTCCGCCATACGTGCTCACAACTTGCGAAATCACGCAGCCTTTCGTGCGACGTGATAGTAACGAAATCAAGAGTATCCCCTCTCCCGAGTATTTCGCGAGCTCCCATGTGCGCACGTAATCCCCACGTTTCAGACATACGCTTGCTGCAATCGTCACAATTCCAGCTATCGCAATTTGCACGTGCCACCAACGCCCGCCGCTGATCAGCTTGCCACCCAACGAGAAGCCCTGCACGTCTACACATTTTTTCATGTTTCTCCCTCAAAAACGAAGACTTAACCTATAAAGATCTTCCAGCCCCTGCGGGGACGAAAAACACCCCTTTCGGGGTGTTAAAACGGCGGTGCCTCATCGATCCATTTTTGCGAGGCGGCATACTGGAAATACTTCGCGTGGTTGGGCAGGTCGATCACCCGCTTAGTCAGGTAGCCAACCCGCGTCAGCATTTCAATGGTCGAGATGAGCGCGGGGGATTTCGACCGCCCTAGCGCAAGGGCAATCTCCGCCCTACTGCGCCAGTCTCGGTCGCCTGCCCAGAGCGCCATGACTTCATCGAACGTGGGGGTTTGGTCGTGAAACAAGCTGCGTTGAGCGTTCATTACGTGCAATCCTTTGCTTGATATTCCATACGGAAAGTGTATGGATGCCGTGTGTAAAATGTACATAGTTTCGTATGGAATGTCAAGCAAAGGGCGCACTCGCCGTTGGGCATGTCCTTCGGACGTGGGGTAGGGCATTCCACATCCGAAGGACGTAACCTAAGTGTCGCGCATCTCTTGTCAAGACCGTTCAGATTAGAAGCAAAAAGCCGCTTCTAATCTGTTGCGTCTTGACAATTCACTTGCGCGGGGTCGAGGATACCGATTTGACGGGGGTTTGTGCGGTCGAATTTCGACGTTCTGGCGAAAAAGGTACAAACTATCGTGATATGTCGTCAAAATCGCTTAAATCGCAAATACGCAATCGTTTTTAGTACACTCGTTCTACAAAAAACGTATGCACGCATAAATATGCGTGCATACGCACCTGTAGGGGCTGATTAACACGGGTCGTCTGGAACGCCGACGCCTGGCGGGGCGCCGACGCCGCAGACCCGCAAGCTGATGAGGGTTGCTGATCCGCCTGGGTCGGTGTCGTCTGGGGTAACGCCAGCGGTCGCCGCTATTTGAAGCTGCGTGATCGTGACGGGTACGCCTGGCGTCGGTTCAAAATCCCACGTCACCGGAGAGGTCGGCACGTCGCACACATTTAGCCTGTAAAATTCGTGTACGAAGCCCTCAGAGTAGATATACAACGCAGCGTCACCGGATGCGAAGCAACTGCCCTGCGTGTAGGCAAACGTCAGCTCTATGTGTGTCACGTCGGCGGCAAATGCTCGAGCAATCGAGGAAATTGTATAGCCGTTTAGTCCTGTCGGCGTGTAGATAGATTCAAAGCCGACGCCTGGCGTATATACCGCCAGCGGGGTTGCCCCGAAAAGTGTTGGCTCAAACCCATAATCCGAGAGGGTGAAATCGCACAATTCCGCCCAAGGCGCACAGTCATCACAGTCCCCTGTATACTCGCCAGTCGCGCCCGCATTCGACCACTGCACTTCACCCCACAGCCCCGCGAACAGGTCAAATACTAGATTAGGCGTACCGCCGATTTGCGTGTCAATTTCTGACTGTATGGTCGCAAGCTGCGCCGCCGACATCTGCCCGTCCTCGTCAATGTTGTTGAACAGGATGCATTTTATCTGGTCGTACACTTCGGGTGTCATCGCCTCGTCAACGACCGTTGTCCCGATTGTTAACAGCGCCTCGAACACGAGAAAAATCCCCCGTGAAAACAGCGCGATTGGCGGAAAGAAAATCGACACGAGCGCTATGATCGCATTTACGAATAGGAGGATGTTTGCTGACGTAAGAAACACGTCTACAGCCGCCTTGAAATGCTGCATCATCGCTTCGGCGGCATCGCAGCGCGCGTTTTCGCCCTCGCGCGGCGGCATCCTGAAGCTATCGGCGTGGCGCGGATCTGCGGCGGGGTTGTCCACCCACGGCGACGTTTCCGAGGCGCGTGTCTGGACACAATCGCACGTCACGTCATAGCGCGTGTTGGCGGGCTGTACAGCGTCCTGGGTTATTTTATTGCGTGGGGCGTTTACGAAACAATTAAAGATAATGCATTCCAGGCAGGTTACTGGAAAGGTCGTAAAGACGGTTACGACATGCACCGCAGGATCACAGATGGCAAAATTGATGTCAACAACTACTGAGAAATTATTTGATAATGTCATCAAAACTATTCATGCGCGAGGTGTCAGTTATGGGCATCCAATTACAAACCACAAGAGGATTGCCGAACTGTGGAGTGCATATTTGGGTTATCCAATACAACCAAACGAAGCTGCAATTTGTATGGCGTTGGTCAAGATCAGCCGGCAAGCTGAAGATCCTGCGTACCTTGACAATTACGAGGATGCAATTGCCTACTTATCAATTGGTAAAAGCATTACAGATGCAATGCAAGACGACACCGATGATTGGAAAGACTAATGGCATTTAACCTGGCAGATTATGAAACAGTCGAGAGCCGACTAGAAAAATGGTGGAAGGATTACCCAGATGGAAGAGTGGCAACAAAGATTGAGCAGGCCACAGACACTAGATACATTGTTAGTGCTGAATTATATAAAACGGAAGCCGATGCGAAACCATGCGCGACTGGACTTGCTAGTGAGAGCATTTCTGATCGCGGTGTTAATTCAACTTCTGCACTGGAAAACTGCGAGACTTCAGCGATCGGCCGTGCGCTTGCAAACGCGGGTTACGCGGCTAAGGGCAAACGTGCTAGCAGAGAAGAAATGAATAAAGTGGTGCAGTTACAAGCTGTGCCACAAACATTCTCAGTAGATCGCACAGAGCCTTTGCAACTTAGTAATGAGGACTGGGTTAAAGCTGCAAATGTAGCAGCACCGAAAGCACCACCAGAGTGCTGTGCTAAGGGCAACACTTTACGCACTGGTCTAAGTAAAACTACACAGAAGCCTTATTACGGTTATGTATGTGTAGATAACATTAAAGAGCATGCAATATGGGCTAAGCAAGATGCCACTGGTGCATGGTTCTTTCCTAAAAGAGAGGGGGAATGATGGGATACATAGAAGTATTAAACGGTT